TTGCGTACCCTGAGCGCCAGCAGCTGATCACCGAAGCCCGGCAGCACCTCTCTGCCACCGAGCACCACATGCCGCTGGTTGACCTGGAGGCGCTCTGTCCCGCGCTGTGTGATGAGCTGAAGCGCACCTTTCAGTCGTCGTTCTTTCGAACTCGGCTGTTCATCACTCCACCGAAAACCGAGACAGGCATCCACGTTGACGGCTACAGCTGGGAAAGCGGAACTAAGTGGGCGGTGAACTTTCCAGTGCTGGGCTGCAAGGACACGCAGTTCCGCTACTACGAGGTTGATCGAGCTCAGCAGCAGCGCGATCGACACCACCGTCCAGAGATGGGCAACTCCATCGCCATGCGGTTTCCGCGATCAGCGGTTATCCGCGAACTGGACTGGGTTGAGATCAGCGCACCTACGCTCGTCCGCACCAACGTACCTCACAACGTCTTCAACCCCAATCTGGTGCCCCGCGTCATTCTCAGCGTGCGCTTCCAGCGCTCCCTGGAGACCGAGTTTGAGGTGGAGCTGAAGCGGCTGCAGGGGCTCGGCGTGGCTAAATAGCCGCATGGACAAACGCACCCTCATCCTTGCCGCCCTCATCGCTACCTCGACCCTTGCTGCCAAGACGGATGAGCTTGAGACCGCCTACTGGGACTGCGACTACGCGGCAACCCAGGGAGCCCTTGGCTTCGGTGATGCCACCACCTGCTCGCAGGTGTTCGAGGCCCTGAAGAAGGAGAAGTTCGGCGGCGACTTCAAGAAGTTCATGGAGTGGTGGAAGGACAACAAGGAAGTAGAGCACTCCAAGCGCCTCGCCAAGGACCGCTCGCGCACGTAACCACAGGTTACACTTCTGCCGCCTGCGACCTGGCAGGTGTGATACAATCCAAGCATGGAACCGAAACTTCTCACGCGCGATGAGTTCCGCGAAGCCGTCTTCAAGCGGGACGGCTACCGCTGCGTGCTGTGTGGCCGCTCCGCTGAGGAGACGCCCGAGGGCAAGCTCGACGCGCACCACATCATCGAGCGCCGGCTCTGGGGCAACGGCGGCTACTACCTCGACAACGGCGCGACCGTGTGCGAGGAGCACCACCTCGGCTGCGAGCAGACCAACTACAGCGTTGAGTGGGTTCGCGAGAAGGCCGGCATCACCAAGATCCTGGTGCCTGATCAGTTCTACCCCGAGCAGCCCATCGACAAGTGGGGCAACTACATCCTCGAGGACGGTCGCCGTACCCGAGGCGAGCTGTTCTACGACGAGAGCGTGCAGAAGGTGCTTGCTCAGGGCGGTGTCCTGGACCTCTTCACGCCCTACGTGAAGTACGGTCGTACGTTCCACCTGCCCTGGAGCCCAGGTGCTCATGACGACGACAAGACCCTGAACGATGCCTCCCAGTTCGAGGGCAAGCGGGTCATCGTCACGAAGAAGATGGATGGCGAGAACACGACCGCGTACAGCGACGGACACGTCCATGCCCGCTCGATCGACAGCAAGGGCGGCGAGGACCGCGCCTGGGTCAAGCAGTTTCTCGTGAACAACGTCTGCTTTAACCTGCCTGAAGGCTGGCGTGTCTGCGGCGAGAACCTCTGGGCTGAGCACTCGATCCACTACTACGATCTACCCTCGTACTTCCTCGGCTTCAGCCTCTGGAACGAGCGCAACGTCTGCCTGTCGTGGGACGAGACGCTGGAGTACTTCTCGCTGCTTGGCATCACGCCGGTTGAGGTGGTGTACGACGGCACCTGGGACGAGAAGAAGATCCGAGCCATCTGCGAGGGCATCGACACCAACAAGGAAGAGGGCGTCGTTGTTCGCAAGGCCGCCAGCTTCAAGTACGGCGAGTTCAAGTCGAGCATCGCCAAGTACGTCCGGGCTGGCCACGTGCAGTCAGTTTCCCACTGGCGTCACAAGCGATTGATTCAAAACGAACTTGCTTCGTGATGGTTTTCCAGTAAGAACTGGACACTTATCACCATGATGTAGGGCAAAATTCTGCGGACTAACGAACCCATGGCAGTGAGGGCATTCTTTCTTTGCCAGCTTCTTGTGGCTCTCTGAGCGTTTTGCATTCGCTTCCGCCGTTTGGGTTGTTCCCCTCATAGGGCTTGGCCTCCCACGTCGAGTTTCAGCACCCTTGGCAATACCAGCGAGGAGTTTTTCGTTTTTGGTGGCCCAAGTTTTACGCAGACTTTCTGAGGTTGAGCGCTTTGCTTCCTCAGTTCGCTGCTTTCCCCACTGCGGATGAGCTTCACCTCTCAGCGCGGTCGCCTTTCTACGATTACCCCAATCGATGGACGGTACGCCACCCGTGGCGATGTTGTACACCTCACCGCTCTCGATGAGAGCTGCCGTGACAAGCTCCTTCTCCTTCGCGTAGGCCTCAGCTGAGGTGTCGAAGCAGAAGAGGACCTCCTTTATGAAGGCGGCTCGTCCATACTTCTTGATGGCCTGCTTGAGGGCGAGACCAGACCCGAGATAGCCATCGTTGGGGTCCGTAGTCTTGTGGACGCCGATATAGAACCTGTGCGTAGCAATGTTCGTCGTGCGGTAGACAGTGTAGAATGTGTTCATGATGTGTATTTACGCAATGGACAGACTATGAAGCATTGGATGATTCTGATTGTTATCGTGCTAGCTGTATGTTCAATGCTCTTCGTCGTGCCGCGTGTACAGCGGCTTGATCGACAGCGTGAAGCTTGCCAAAATGCCTATCCGACACGGTTCGGATTGGGCGGTGACAGCGATGCTGCACGGATCCTTTTTGACATCTGCATGAAGAACGCGCACAACGAGTTCTTTGAGTTCTAGAGCGGCCCATCCCCGTAAATAGGGGATGCGCCTTGCTCAACTTGTCCCCGAAGCCGAGCACTCTCCTTACGAGACCCGTAAGGACTACCGAGAGCTGATCACTCACGCCCTGCGTGAGCTGGGTTCCGCTGCGCCCAAGGACTTCTACAAGATCTGGGACGAAGACGAGCGCGACCACAACGGAGCCATCCTCCAGGCCATTCAGCTGTGGAAGGGCGCCACTGATCCGACCAAGGTTGACAGCTGGCAGAAGGCAAACACCGCCCTGTGGGGCGCGGTCAATGCCCGAGCCGATGCCATGGACGAGGCGGCTCAAGCCTTTGAGGAAGTCGTCAAGCACGGCGTCGTACTCGACAGCCTGAGGGGCCTGGTGCCCCTGCTCAGGAAGGTGCACGAGCAGTACGAGATGGCCAAGGCGGAGATGAAGCTGGTCCAGCAGGCCTACCAGATCCTCAACCTTCTGAACACCACCGCCATCACCACGCACAACAGCGGTGAGGACAAGGATCAGACGCGCTACAAGGCGGCCATCGCCAAGGCAACCCTCAAGAAGATGGGGCTGGAGACGGTTGACCGATGAAGCTCGATGAAGTCAGCGGTAACATCCAACTTGTTCACGTCGACTTTTCAAACGGCGTGCAGTGGACGCTTTGGCTGCGCCACCTTGGCTGGGATGGACACAACCGCCGCGTCTACACAGGTCAGTGCAAGATCACCGACGAGAACAATCCCAGGCACAATGAGCACACGTTCGTTGCCGCTGTCTTCAAGGACGACGGCAAGCTGCTCGCAATCAAGCACGTTGACACCCTCGAGGATGCCATCGACGTAGCAGGCACCACCATCGCACACCAGCAGAAGGGCTACGGCCCCGACCCGCGCAACCACAAGCGCAGCTGGATGACCATCACCGACATGCAGGCCGACCAAGAAGGCTTCGACAACTCGCTGAACCGCCATGAAGATTACTGAACTCCTTGAGGGTCGCGGCAGCGGCATTGAAACCTGGCCAGTGACCAACATGATGGGTCACGTCAAGAACTTCCGCAAGATCGACGGCTGGTGGGAGCACCCGACCGAGGTGCAGCGCTGGATGAAGAGCCACGACATCCCGCAGTCGCGCGAGGACAAGGCCGAAGAGCGCCGGCGCCAGAGGGAATGGGACGACATCGACAGGCAGGAGCGCCGCGAGCAGCGCGAGAAGGCGGCGGCCGCCAAGAAGGCGCGAACCGACTACAACGCCATCGTCGCTGCAGGCGAGGAGGCCATCGGCAACGCCTTCCCTGACGGTGACCCGATCGATCACTTCGGTCCATGGCTCGAGAAGCGTGGGCTTGACATGAGCGATGCCGACGCCGCCTTCAAGAAGATCCACAAGAAGGGCTTCTACGACTACCTTGCCGACATGTGGGACGACCACGCCGCCGACCGCATCCACGATGCCCAGCACCACGGCACCCATGGCGATGACTACTCAGGTGAGTGGTTCGCCGGCGACAACCCCTGGAGGAGCTCATGAAGCTGACCGACCTTCAGGAAGCGCGGGCAGACAGCCACTCACCAAAGATGAAGCAGCTGCTGACGGCCGCGAAGGAGCTTGGTATCTCGACCAAGCTGCCAAAGAACAACACGCCTGACGACTACGACATCGACAAGCTCGTCAGCATGAAGAAGGCGGGTGTCGGCAAGTCCACGCTCGGTCCTAGCGGCGTTGCCATTCCGCTCAACACTCTCGTTGAGGCGCTGAAGAAGCTGCCAGACACGCCGCTCAGCGACGTCGCCAGCGCGCTTCGCCGCCTCGAGGGGGTCGGATTTGAAGCTGATGAGAAGCTTCGCAAGCTGCAGACTGCCACCTACGAGGTCATCGGCATGAAGAGCGACCTGCTCGCCGAAGCCGCCCGGCTGCAGGCCGTGATGCACATCATGGGCGACCTCTTCATGGCAACCAAGAGCACCGACGACTGGCGCCGCTCAATCTCAACTGCCGTACTCAAGAACGTCGGCTACCCGCTGGAGAACTGATATGCTGATCCAAGAACTTCTGCTGATCGAGGCCTCAATGCAAGGCGCCCTCAAGAAGGCGCTCAAGCCGGCCGGCACCTTCGATGACGTCTTCGGTCGCAACGCCGATGAGATCGCTGACGCGGTACACGACAAGGCAACCTCAAAGGTCTTCGTCGTTGACACGTCAAAGCCAGATGCGGCAGCTGCCGTCAAGGGCGTCATGAGCTCACCGACCTTCGCTGAGCTGCACGCCGTTCGCATCATCCGCCTCGGTGGTTCCAACCGCGCCATCGTCAGCAATGGCAAGGTCTACTTCGGTTCCTACCAAGCTGGTCGTCTGATCGAGCATGAAGCTGCTTGAGGTTTCAGGTATCACGCCTGAGAAGGCATGGCACATGGTGGAGATGCTCTCGCACACCATCGGCGTGAGCATGCGTCGGCCAGAGAAGTACGGTGAGGACCTGCCGTTCGACGGCGGTCGCGTGATGTACGACGCCCTGCAGATGATGAAGGGCGTGAAGTTCGACCATGATGGACACTTCGTTCGCTCCGAGATCAGACCGATGATCGACATGGAGCACTACATGTCGAAGCTCCGCCTGCTGTACGGCTCCAACAACGATGAAGTTGGCAACATCGCCCAGTACAACGATCTACTCCAAAGGCGCGGCTTTGAGCCAGCTGAGTGGATGAAGCCGCTCATCGATGCTGCTAAGCTGCTCTCCGACAACCGCACCATGATGGAAACTCACCTCGAGGCCGTGTCGCACGTGAGTGAGTACTTCTTCACTCTTGCTTCGTTGCTTGGCCCCAAGTCGACCTCTGATGATCACGACAAGGCGCTGATCCGCGCCGTGTTCAAGAACCTAGGGATGCTGAAGTGAGTGTAACAACCTGCACGTGTTACACATTCGCTGTGTACTTCACCGGCCAGGGTGATACAGTAGCAACATCGACCAAGCAATCGCAAGAGCGCAAGGTCACCGATCAACCTGGGTTTAACGGTTCCAAACCGCGAAACCCTGTATATAATCTCAACATCTACTCTTCAACGAGCACTTGGACTTCATCATGATCACCCGTAACGTCAAAACCACGAAGATGTTCTGGCAACAGCGCCAGAATACCGTCGTGCGCTTTGAGCGCCACGAGATTGATCGAATGGCCCTGGTTCTCGGGGAGACGAAAGCCTAACAAGCTTCAGTCAAACACCAAGAACCAGGGACCTCGCGAAAGCAAGGTCCCTGGTTTGTTTTTGGATGTAGAGAAAACCGCTTGAAAGTCCAGCGGTATACAAGCAGGATGACCGCTTTGAACCGGCCGAGTACTCTTCAGGCCGACGAGTGCGAAAAGGGATGGATAGTTTGATCCATGGGCCGCCCAGTGCAAACGACGGGCAGTTCCCATGGGTCCATTCTTCAGCCTACAAGAAGTTGTCTGAAGAATGGATCGTATGTTACAATGGGTCTGTCGTCTAACTGGCAAGATCTACGCCTCCAAAGCGTGAGGATGGGAGTTCAAATCTCTCCGGGCCCGCCACATGCATCACATCATCTACAAAACCACCTGCGAACCAACAGGAAAGTTCTACATCGGGATGCACACGACCGATGATCTGAACGATGGCTATCTCGGAAGCGGGCTTCACCTCAAGCGATCGATCAAGAAACATGGTCGATCTGCGCACCGTGTAGAAGTGCTTGAACAGCATTCGACACGGGAGAAGCTTGCTGAACGAGAACGGCAGATCGTAGATGAGCATCTCAGTAATGAGCTCTGCATGAACATCAAACGCGGTGGAGAAGGTGGGGGACACTTCTGGTCTAAAGAGCAGCAAGCTAAGGCTGCAAGTGCCGGAGGAAAGACTTCAACCAATGCCAACTTCATCGACAGTCTCGCGATCGCGAAAGCTTCGCAGACACGCAAAGAAAGATACGGACCAACGTACTACGCTGACATCGCAAAGAAGCGTTGGGCCAAACTAAACATGGGTCGCTAGCTCAATTGGCAGAGTTCCGGTCTCCAAAACCGGCGGTTCGGGGTTCGAGTCCCTGGCGGCCCGCCAAGAACATGACAACCGAACGGATGATGGTTATCTTTGATTCGTACTCAAACTTGCCGAAAGGCATACCCGTCGCCACACCTTGTTGTCATACAATTCAGTTGGGGAGAAGGCAAAGTGGTCGAGCCGCCTGCCTCTGAAGCAGGTCACTAGTGAGTTCGAGTCTCACCTCCCTTGCCAAACACATGCCGCGGTAGCTCTCAGGGAGGGCCGCTCGCTGTCTACGAGATGCAGGCGGGTTCGAGTCCCGTCCGCGGCGCCAAACACAATGCCGCTGTCGTATAGCTGGTGCGTACGCGGGTCTGAAAAGCCTGAGGAGACGGTTCGATTCCGTACGGCGGCACCAACAATAGCCTTGAGAGTGAATGGGATTCCTCTGTCCTTCACATGGACGGGTTGCGAGGTTCGAGTCCTCGCTAGGCCACCAAACACTATCTCACCGCTCATGGAGGAGGCCGACGGTTGCGAGCCGTTGGAATGCTGGTTCGAATCCAGCCGGTGGGTCCAAGCTATCTCGCCGTCGTACAACGGACTAGTACAGGACGCTACGAACGTTCAAATGGGGGTTCGATTCCCTCCGGCGGGTCCACTTTTCAACGAGTAAATAGGGCACCACACAGAGGAGCCCCATGAAGAACTACGCAGTGAACGACGTTTCAGGCCGCGATCGGCTTGCTATTCCAGCAGGTGGCACGTTTCCTCGTGCGCCTCTGATCGGCGAGCTGTTCTTCCTGTCGTGTGACATGCCCGCTGACACCAACCCGCTGCTGCCGTGGTACTCACGCGGCACCTACGCCTTCGGTGGCGTAGTTTGGGAGAAGCTCAGCGACGTTCCTCGAGCCCGCAAGGTCGGCATCATCGGTGCCCGCGAGGTCGAGAACGAAGTTCCAGTCAAGCTTGGTACACCACCGAGCCTGCGAGAAGGAACCGAGATCGTCACTGTTGCAGTTCGCCCGACCAACCGCCGCGCCACCTTCTCTGGCACCGCCACCATGTGGCTCAACACGAGAAGCGCTGGTACCGTTTGGGTTGCCGTCTTCAACAAGCTGAAGCTCTGCGCCCTTGCAGCTCAGTACGTGGAGCCGGACAAATCAGCTTCGCTCAACGTGTCGTTCTACGACGCACCGAGCACGCACGAAGAGCAGACGTACTCTCTTCGTGTTTACTCAGACGTGAAGAACGTCTTCTTCATCAACCGCGGCGACCTCGCCCACTTTGATGGAGTTGCACAGACCGCCTTCATCGTCGAAGAGAACACGTAATCACGGGGTCAAAACTTTGACGGTGAAGCTTCGCCTCTTAAGCGACTGGAACTTGGTTCGAATCCAAGTGGCCCCACCAATCTATGCTGCGTTCGTCTAGGGGACCAGGACACGACCCTTTCACGGTTGGAACGCGGGTTCGAATCCCGCACGCAGTACCAAAACTTGGGCCGTTGGCAGAGCGGTTATGCAGCGGACTCTTAATCCGTAGGAGCAATCCTGATCTGGGTTCGACCCCCAGGCGGCCCACCAAGTTTCATACACCCATCGACTACAGGAAGGTCGGCGAGGCTCTCACCCCGCAGGCACGGGTTCGAATCCCGTTGGGTGTCCCAACAATACTCCTGAATACAAAGGGTCGAGTGGCTGGGCTTTCACCCCAGTAGGCGTAACAGCTGTTAGCAGGTTCAAGTCCTGTCAGGAGTGCCAGAATCAATGCCCCTGGAGTGCGTGCGGATTGCATGCGACCTTGGTATGGTTGCGGATCGGGTTCGACTCCCGATGGGGGCACCACAACGATGGACGTATCGTATATGGGTATTACCCACGCCTGTCTAGCGTGAGAACGGGGTTCGAGTCCCCGTACGTCCGCCAAACAATGGACTCTGTCGTCTAACGGCAGGACACCTGCTAAGAAGCAGGTGATGGTTGGTTCGAATCCACCCAGGGTCCCCCAATCAATGGTGTTGCTAGTGTAGTGGAAGCACGACTGTCTGTGAAACAGTAAGCGAGGGTTCGATTCCCAGCTTCACCCCAAGAATTGTCTGTAGCTCAGTCGGTAGAGCAGCAACCACCTCATGGCGAAGGGCCAAACGCTGGTGGGTAAAGTAGGCCGTCGGTTCGAGTCCGACCAGATGATCCCATTCGATGGTGTAGGTAGCTCAATTGGTAGAGCCCTGGATTGTGATTCCAGCCGCTGCGGGTTCGAGTCCCGTCCTACACCCCAACAATCATGCTCTGTTAGGATAGTGGTAGTCTGACTCTCTCGTAAGGAGTAGGCGAGTGTTCGATTCACTCACAGAGCACCAACAGATTCTATTCCGCGAGAGGCGTCATGGTGACAACCGCACCGCTGTTAACGGTGATTAGTCAGGTTCGATTCCTGGTCGCGGAGCCAATCTAAATAGACTCATGAAAACCTTTGAGTTGCTTGAAAACAAGGTTCCTTGCCCTGTTTGTGGTAAGGAGTACAAACCACTTGGTCTTGCTTCGCACGTTAACCAACAGCATAATCCAGACTATGTGAACCCGCGGTCTACGGGAAAGGAAATCTGGAATAAGGGCAAAAAGAAAACAAACAATTCAAGTGTAGAACGAATCAGTCAAGCACTGCGTGGTAAGCCAACATGGTCAAAAGGAAAAGCGGCCTCAGATGGGCGCCGAGCGGCTACTTCTGCTTCAATGAAGAAAGCCCATGCTGAAAATAGGGCGCACAACATTGGTGCAAGTCGCTGGAACAATGAGCCTTCATACCCGGAGAAATTCTTTGCAGATGTTATCCGCAACGAATTTGCTGACAAGAACTTCAAACAGGAATATCCTGTTGGCCGCTACAGCATTGATTTTGCCTGGCCGCACTTGATGAAAGCCATCGAGATTGATGGTGATCAACACGAACGATTTGAGAAGCAGCGCGAAAGCGATGCACGCAAAGACAAAGTACTTGAGACAGCAGGATGGAAAGTTTTGCGTGTCAAGTGGAAGAAGATGTATGCTGACACTAAAGCAGAAATTGCTAGGTGCAAGGCTTTCATTGATGGCCAATAGGAGCCGGGTTCGATTCCTGGGCGGCCAGCCAAACACGAAACCCCTGCCGAAGGAACGGCGGCACGCCTCCTAAGCGAGCATGCGCTGGTTCGAGTCCAGCCAGGGGTACCAGAACATGGTGGTGTAGCATTGAGGTAATGCACTTCCCTCATAAGGAAGTCGAAGTCGGTTCGATTCCGACCACCACCTCCAAGATCGACAGCCGGATTGCAACCTGACGGTTATCACTTTTCATGATCACCCCGTCTAAACGCGCGCTCGAAAGAGCCTTTGCTGTCACAATTGCTCCTTAGCTCAGTGGTAGAGCAGCGTCTTGATAAGGCGAAGGTCGTAGGTTCAATCCCTACAGGAGCAACCAGAACATTGCCCGCGTAGCTCAATGGTAGAGCACTGCTTTGACACGGCAGATACAGTGGTTCGATTCCACTCGTGGGTACCATCCAGTTGGCCGGTAGCTTAAGGGGAAGAGCGGCGTGGTTCTGAGCCACGAGGGCCTCGGTTCGAGTCCGAGACGGCTTGCCAATTCTGATGGGGAGAAGCCAAAGTGGTCGAGGCACTGCGCTTTGAACGCAGTCACTAGTCGGTTCGAGTCCGACCTCCCTTGCCAACAACTTGAAAGGAGCGCGCTATGCGTTCAGCCACCAGCGCCTCCGGAAAACGCCCCTTCAAGGGGGTGTGACCGAGAGGCCGAAGGTATCGGGCTTTTAACCCGACGCGGGAAACCGCCACCGTGGGTTCGACTCCCACTGCCCTCACCACTAAATACTGCATGCGAGTAGGTGAACTCATTCCTCTGAGCGGTACGCACTTTCTGTCGAAGGCCTCGGTCCCGGCAGGCAAGGCAGCCGTCGCCAACCTCGGAGTGCTGGGTATCTCCATCGGCATCGGCAAGCCGTCAGGCACAACGTCGACACCATCCGTCCCGATGCCCAAGTACAAGACCATCCCTGGGCACACGCAGGGCGTAGCTGCACCACGAAAGTAACACCCCCGCCGGAGGAGCGGAGGCTTTCCTTCTAAGTTAGCCGATGGGGGTTCGAGTCCCTCCGGGGGTATCACATCCATGCCTGGGTAGCTGAGAGGTTCAAGCGCTGCTTTCACACAGCAGAGCATGTGGGTTCGAGTCCCACACCAGGTACCACTTCCATACCGCGGCCGAAGGAACGGCGCTGGCCCTCCGAAGGCTGGACGCTGGGGTTCGAGTCCCCTCCGCGGTTCCATCTTCCATACTCAACATCTCCAAGGAGAGCTCCGATGTCACAAGTCGCCAAGAAGAAGCAGAAGCTGATCGAACGCCTTGCTGTCCTCGAAGCCGAGCTCCGTCTCGCTCTACAGAAGAAGGCGTCCTCAGCTGCCGAGATCGACGTGCCTGGCAAAACCAAGCGCATTCAGGAGCTGCGACGGGAGATCGCGGCTCTGTAAGGAGCCCACATGGACACCACCTTCAGGACCAAGTTCCTGACCAACACCGACGACACCGGTCGGTTCATCGTTGTCTCGCGCCGCACCGGCCGAACGTACTACGTTGAGCCGATCGAGACAGCCCACACTCCCAAGTGGGGCTCGGTTGACCCAGCAACGGGCAACCTCATGCACAAGAAGGGCGACGGCAAGTTCCGTGGCGGCATTTCACCTAGTGAAAGTCTGATCACGCCTGAGAACGGCTTTGACCCTGAGAAGATCACGATGCTTGAGCGCGGGACCTCCCCGCTTCACGCAATCGATGTCCTGGACGCAAAGTACCCGGACAAGGCAGCAGCCTGACAGAAGTCTGAGGAGAGCTCTGAGAGCTCTCCTCTCCTGCCTCCATCCCTAAATACGCTGTGCCGCTATCGGGGCATGATAGGAACACAGCGCTAGATGAAGCTCCTCCTCGCGATCGCTCTCCTTCTGCTGAGCAGTTTCACGGCAGCTAAGGACAGCCCTCCGGCTTTCACCGTCTTCACAGGATCGGTGCGTGGTACGTACTACGCCTTCGCTGAGGACATTCGCCGCGCCTGCCCATCCATCCCAATCTCCATCGTTGCCACAGACGGCTCCACCGACAACCTCAACCGGTTGGTGCAGCCCAGCAACGGCACGAACCGCATCGGCTTCAGCCAGCTAGACGCGGTTCAGGGCCTCAGCCCCTCTGAGGCCAGCATCGCGCGCCTGCAAACGGTGCTGCAGATGTACAACGAGGACGTCTCAGTTCTTGTCAACCTCGGCTCCAACATCAAGACAATCTCCGACCTGCGCGGTAAGCGCGTGGCTATCGGTCAGCCCGGTTCTGGAGTGTGGTACAGCTCCAGCTACATTCGTCGCCTGCTCAACATCGACTGGATCGCGGTTGAGCAGGGCAACGATGAGGCTCTCCTGAGCCTCCTTCTCGGTGAGGTAGACGCCATCTTCCTCATCACAGGCCACCCATCTCGCCTCCTTAACGACCTACCGAAGTCGGTGGAACGGCGAGTTGGGCTGATCAACCTTAGCACGCTGAGCAGCAGGAGCCACTTTGCCGCCTCAGTCCTACCAGCAAACACGTACCCGTGGCAGAGCTCGTCGGTAGAGCTCGTCGCCGTCCGCTCAGTTCTCATGGCGGCCAGCGATGTTTCCCCTGCAGCACTCAAGGCGCTAACAACGTGCATTAAACAAGCAGAGCCAGAGCTGAAGAAATGGGGCCACCCAAAGTGGTCAGAAATCAACCTCGCAAAGTGAAACATGGCTCAAACTCCCAAGACGCGCAAACTTGAAAAGGCAGCTGAGGCGGTGAAGTCCGCTCCTGAGGCCATCGTGCAGTTCCTGCAGGACGTGACCGACAAGCTCACCCTCAGCAAGATCGCTGCTGTGTTTCTAGCCGGTCTGCTGGCAACCGCTCTCACGCTCATCTACGAGAACCGTACTGCCGTGTTCGACAAGGTGGTGACGTACGCCCGAGGCCAGACGGAGCAGGCAAACTGGACGCTCACCGACCAGACGAAGACGCAGATGGTCGGCATGGTGAAGGGCTCGCAGTGGATGAACATGGTGTTGGTCACCGAGATCGATCTGCAGCAGAACCGCCGCATTCCCAAGTACTGGCACCTCGACAGCCAGTACGAGCAGCTCGTCAACAACAAGGCCTCGATGCTGTTCCCTCAGCCGGTGTTTGACATGGATGCCAAGAACACGCAGCAGATGATCGGCGTTCTGAACAATGAGTTCGTCTGCACCCGCATTGAGGACACGGTCTTCTACCGGCTCTTCCCTGAGCTGCAGAAGGAGATGCCGATGGTGTGCCGCCTGTCCATCCCGCCCTTCTACGGTCGCTTCGTGGGCATCCTGACTGTGGGCCTCCGCAAGGTGCCGACGAAGGAGGAGCTGGAGCGACTTCGAATTGAGCTCGCCCGGTTCTCGGTCGAGATCTACCTTCGCGACGTCGTCAAGAAGCCTGAGCCCCTCGTAGTACCTGGACACAACTGACATGCTGAACCAACTTCCATGGATCCAGAAGCTCCTGACCTGGATCACCTTCAAGCGGCTCGGCATGGTCACGCTCGGGGCTCTGGTGTGGATCGTCTCACTCACCATCTTTGAGAACCGCAGCAGCATCTGGGACACGCGCAACGACACCACCCTGCCGCGGCCACTTGAGCATGTTCGCCTCAAGGTGAAGGACAAGGTGCAGGTACGCCTGAAGACATTCGTTGATGTGGCCCCGTACATTCATCTGATCACAGTGACCAGCGCCAACATTCGCCTGAATGAGGCTGATGTGGTGTTCTGGTACTCAGATGATCCAGTTGTCACGTTTGAGCTGAGCGACCGCTTCGCCAAGAACGGCACCACCCGTCCTCTGTTTGGCACCGATGACAACTACAACGCATCGGTTGTCCGTACCATCAACGGTGAGTTCGTCTGCTACGAGAACAAGGGAGTTCTTGGTCCGTCTCTTGCATCTCGGGTTCCATATCTCTGCCGCATCAGCATTCCACCCCACTACGGCCAGTTCACCGGCTTCGTTACGGTTGGCCTGACCGCAAAGCCCACACCTGAGCAGGCCGAGGATATTCGGCGCACGCTGGCAGACGTTTCAAGCAACGTCTTCTTCGACAACATCAACCGCTGAGCACCATGAAAGCAGTACTGTGCCTCACGGCCCTGTGCGTGATTGCGATCCTCATCTCGCGGTTTAACAGCTGTCGCCTCTGGCGCGGCCCGTTGAACCGTCGGCAGAGTGACGAGCCGATCACCTTCAAGGACCGCCGCCGCTCTCGCCGAAGTGTAACCTCCGCCTGAGCCTGTGTACATGGGCTGGAAAGTGGTGTACAATGCACCATCAGCCACCCACAGGAGCACGCATGGAAACCGCGATCAAGCTGTTCAACCGCCTGAACGAGATCGAGAAGATCAACCTGCGCGGTGCAGGTCCTGACCGCCTGGCCCACCTGGCCTACGCCAACTTCCTCTCTGACCTGCCGCTGGAGAACGATGCCGAGCGTCTGGCCATCGTGACCGAGGTGAAGGCCATGTGCGACCTGCAGTTCGCTGCCAAGGGCTCCAGCACCGAGTTCGGCCAGACCTGGTTCTTCTGATGAAGTTGCTCCCGGAGTGACGGTAAATAGAGGGTTGCCCTAATCAGGAACCCTCTCATGGCAAACATCGCAATCGTCGGGGCTGGCCGCGTCGGTCAGGCCTTCTACCGCATCCTTCAGCACATCCCTTCGCTGCGCGACAGCACGACGTGCCTGCTCATCGACAGCAGCTCTGAGCTGCTTGAGCGCCTCGCCGAGACTGGCGCGCCGGTGAAGCTGGCAGGAAACAAGGACACGATGGAAGCGGTGCTGCGCGAGTTCAAGCCGCACACCGTCGTCTGCTCCACGCCGTACTACGTGAACGTGCAGGTGGCCGACATCGCTGCCCGTCTCGGTTCCAACTACATCGACTTCACCGAGGACAACGCGGTAACGCGCGCCATCGAGCAGCTCAACGTCAGCCGCATCACGTTCGTGCCGCAGACCGGCCTGGCTCCAGGCCTGGTGTCCTACATCGGCCACTCCCTCTTTGAGGGACTTGGCGAGCCCTACTCGCTTGACCTTCGAGTTGGTGCGCTGCCGCTCGTGTCCTTTGGACCAGCCCACTACGCCATCACGTGGTCACCGAACGGCCTCATCAACGAGTACGTCAAGCCAGCCTACCGCAAGGTGGACGGCGACATTGAAGAGGTGGCACCGCTCTCCGACGAGGAGCACCTCGTCGTCAACGGCGTGCGCTACGAGGGCTTCACCACCGCCGGTGGTGTTGGCAACCTGCTTGCCTACGCCTCCATTCCAAACGTCGAGTACAAGACGCTGCGCTACCCTGGTCACCTGGAGTACATCCAGAAGCTGCTCAACTCGGTGGCTGAAGCCGAGGACCCACAGCAGGCCGCCGTGGAGCTGGCGATGCAGAGCTTCCAGGCCACGCGCAACGACGTGGTGGTGCTGGTTGCCCATGCCTCCGACCGCCATGGACACTCGGCTTCGGCAGGCATCCACTTCTACCCTAGCGAGGCGATCGGCCTGACGGCTCTCGAGCTGACGACGGCAGGCACTGGCGTCGCGGTGCTGGAGCTGCTGCTCTCAGAGCAGCTCCCGAAGGGCACTCTCGCCTCCCACCAGGTTCCTTTCAAGCTCCTGCGCAGCACCGCGGCTGGGCGGCTTGTGATGTCCCACGGGCGCTGAGGCCCTGTAAATAGAAGGTCGACAGCTTGTCGGCACTTGAAAGGAGACCTCCATGTTTGAATTCATCTGTGGCATCGCCGTTGGTGCAGCCTTCTCACCGTTCTGGATGATGGTGTGGGGCTACCTGAAGGACCAAGTCACGTCGCGCCTCGGCAAGAAGTGATGGACGTCACGTTCGACATCATCAACGGAATGTCCTTCGGGCTGGAGTACGTCTCCGCGGCCCCAGAGGTTGACGTCCCGCACCCATGCGTCATCGTCGACTTCGCTTGCTTCCGTTGGATCATCGAACTCACCGGCGACGGTACTCACTAGAACAGAACAACGCACACGCAGAGACGGGGTTCTGTTACATGAGTGGCAGAACCCCGTTCTTGTTACAGGTTGTCAGTGTACGGCAACCTCAACCTGATGTATAATTGCACCATGCATGAAAAGGATGATGACGGTTACGAGAAACGCCCGCGCGCTGGCCTGATCCCCTACCTGAGGGGAGAGGACGGTGTGCTCCGCTACCTCATGATGGTCAGCTCGGACCCGAAGTTTGGTGGTCCGCGGCCGATGATCAGCAAGGGCAAGATCGAGGACGGTGAAACGCCGCTCGAGTGCGCCCTTCGCGAGGCAGAGGAGGAGCTCGGCTTCAAGCGCGACAACGTTCGTGGCCCGATCATCGACGTGTATCACGGTCGCGTGGAGCTCTTCTCGGGCGCCTACGACCTGACGGTGTACGGCCAGGAAATCCTGGACCGATACGACTTCGACAAATGGTGTGACGAGACCGAGTTCACCACCTGGATGACCCTGGAAAGCTTCAGGGCGAAAGGACGAAAGGACCACGTTAAGTTCGTGGAGGAGCTGGAAAGAAAGGTAGAACAACTATGAGCCGCATTCTCAAGCTAGACGTTGGCGGAGCCCCCGCCGAGTGGATCAGTCACCAAGACGCCATCGTGTACCACGCCAAGGGCCTGGTTGCATGGCAGCTCGGTGAGGGCGAGAACGATGTCCTGTTCCGTGGTGGTGAGAACCGCCTGACGGGTACGCAGTCGCGCATCATCACCGCTCCGATCATCGCCGTCAAGGGTGAAGGCTACGCGGCCAAGCGGCTGCACCGTCCCCCAAGCCTGACGAACCGCGACCTGTTCCGCCGCGACCACATGATGTGCGCGTACTGTGGTGACATCTTCAAGGAAGCTCACCTCACGCGCGACCACGTCATCCCCCGCTCAAAGGGCGGCCCGGACAAGTGGACGAACGTGGTTACGGCCTGCGAGGACTGCAACCACCGCAAGGACGACCAGCTGCTCGAGGACTGCGGCATGCAGCTCCTGTACGTGCCGTACGCACCGAACCTGGCTGAGGCCCTGATCCTGGAGAACCGCAACGTCCTCCAGTGCCAGATGGAGTACCTCAAGTCGTTTCTGCCGGAGCACAGCCGGGTGTGGAAGCACCTGGAGACGGCTCAGTAGAGCGCCTGAGCTCAGAGCAAGGGGACCCGAAGGTCCCCTTCGTCGTAAATAGGACATGAGCTTCCCCACCCTCAAACACCTCCTCGAGGCCGCCGGCGCAACAGCTGCCGGCGCGAAAGTCATTCACAAGTACCTCGAAGACGAGATTGACTACGTCCCTGACCGGTTCATGGACGCCTTCGTCAACAACGGTCAGCACCTGCTCTCACACGGCACACCGGGCTTCTCCATCACGTCAGTGCAGCCCCATGGCGACGCGTACGTCGTTGCCATGAGCTTCTACGGTGTAGACCTCGACGACTTCAGCCCAGGTGACAGCTCCGAGGTTGGTGAGATTACCGGTGAGGAAGCCACCGAAGTGGTCGTCACGTTCACGCTGCCTGCGACCATCCT